CCAGACCTTCCAGCAGGCGCAAGCCGCCGGGGAACAACTTGATTTCATCCGGCGGTTCGTGCAGCAGCACTGCGCTTCCAAGCCCTACAAGATGGCTTTGGACGCCGACCTGTACGATGCCCAGAAAAACCCGGGAGCTGAGCGCTTTGCGCAGGCTTACGCTTTGATGCTGAAACGTCTGTCCAAAAACACCAAGCAGGACACCCCACACCCCGATATGGTCAAGAGCAACCTTTTCCGGCGGCTCAACAAACAGAGAGCGACCTACTCCCTCGGCAACGGCGTGGTCTTTGCGGACGATGGCGTGGACAAGGACAGGCTGGGGCAGAACTTCGATGAGCAGATCCAGAAAGCCGGATATTTCGCCCTGATCCACGGCGAGAGCTTTGGTTTCTGGAACAACGACCATCTGGTGGTTTTCAAGCTGACCGAGTTTGCCCCCCTGTACGATGAAAAGACAGGCCTTTTGCAGGCGGGTGTGCGCTTCTGGCGGCTGAACCCTGACACGGATATGCACTATATCCTGTACGAGCTGGACGGCTTTACCGAGTACACGGAAAGCAAAATCGGCAATGTGATGAAGGAGACAGCCAAGAAGCGGGCATACAAGAGCGTGACCGTCACCACACCCGGCGGCGGGCTGGAAAGCGTGGAGGGTGAAAACTACAGCGCCCTGCCCATTGTGCCGCTGTGGGGTTCCGACCTGCACCAGAGCACCCTTGTGGGGCTGAAAGCCTACATTGACAACACCGATCTGGTGATGTCCGGCTTCTGCAATGACCTGCAGGACTTTTCGCAGATCTACTGGCTGTGCGAGAACTTCAACGGCATGACCGATGACGAGCTGCAGGAGTTCCTTGTCAAGCTGAATCTGTACCACATTGCAGGCGCAGACACCAGCGAGGGCGGCAAGATCACCCCCTACACCACCGAGATCCCCGTGACGGCCCGGCAGGCTCTGCTGGAGCTGCTCCACACCCGGGTGTATGAGGACTTCGGCGGGCTGGACGTGCATTGCGTGAGCGCGGACAGCACCAACGACCATCTGGATGCGGCCTATGAGCCGCTGAACCAGAACGCAGACGACTTCGAGGCGCAGGTAAAGCCGTTCATCCGGCAGATCTGCGCACTGGCTGGCTTTGAAAACGCTATGCCGACATTCAACCGCAGCAAGATCACCAACACAGCTGAACAGGTCAGCATGGTGATTTCTGAGGCACCGATCATCGGGAAGGACATGGCCATTGACCTGCTGCCAAACCTGACCCCGGAACAAAAGGAGCAGGCCAAGGCCGCGCTGATGGCTGAGAGCGCAACACGGGAGACCGTGGACGAGGAGGACGAAGACGATGGCGAATAACATCATCGGCAAGTTTGTTATTGAGCTGGACGAAAACGACAGGAAACTTTTGGAGCGGTTTGCAAATGCAGTCGAATTGATGCAGCCGACCACGATTGATTTGGACGAGCCAAAAGTCCGCGCAGTAGGCGTTGACGAACTCGGAAACATCAAATGGGGACCCGCCGGGGAAAACAATGAACGACCGTGACCGCATCTCTACCCGCCAGCTGAACCGCCTTCGCCGCCGCATCCTCCGGGTGTATGGCACTGCCCGCCGGGAGATGCAGGAGCAGCTTACCGAGTTTCTGGCAAAGTACAAGGCGCTGGACGAGCGCAAACGGGCACAGCTGGATGCAGGCGAGATTACAGAGGATGATTACCGCATCTGGTTGCAAAATCAGGTCTTTCAGTCCGATTTGATGCACGCCAAGTTGGACGGCATCACCCAGACCTGCACCACAGCCCAAGAGACGGCCTACAAGCTGGCCCGGGACGAGCAATACAATATCTTTTCCTTTGGCGCAAACTGGGCGTTCTACGAGCTGGAACAGGCCGCAGGCGTGACGTTCGGGCTGACCCTGTACAACACCGAAGCGGTCAAGCTCCTGCTGAAGGAAAACCCCCGCATGGTGCCCAACAAGCGCATCAAGAGCGAGAGCAACCGCACCTATGATGCCCGGGTGTTCAATCGCTACGTCATGCAGGGCATCGTGCAGGGCAAGAGCGTCCACGACATCGCCGTGCAGGCAGTAAACGGCATGGCTGATACAGAGATCCACTGGGCCATGAACAACGCCATCACAGCCCTCACCAGCGCCCAGAACGCCGGGGCTTTGCAGCAGATGCGCAACGCCCAGGCTTTGGGCATTGAGGTCAAAAAGCGCTGGAACTCCACCCACGACTACCGCACCCGTGAAATGCACCGCCTGCTTGACCAGCAGACAGCAGAGCTTGACGAGCCGTTCAAGGTCATGGGTTACGAGATTCAGCGCCCCGGCGACCCCAACGCAGCACCGGAGATGGTCTACCACTGCCGCTGTGTGCTGTCTTCTGTGCTGGGCAAGTATCCCCGGCAGAACGCACGACAAATTGACAACGTGCCTGTGGTCGAGGACAGCGGCAAGGTGGACGAAAAAGGCAGG